GTATCCGACGACGTGATCGCCGCCGGCATCAGCCTCACCAAGCACAAGCACGCCGGCGTGCAACCGGGCAGCGGCACCACCGGGGCACCAGCGTGATCGGCATGGATGGCCGCACAGGCGCATTCAGCGACGACTTGGCGCACCTGCGCCAGTCCATCGCCGACATTCTGACCACCCCCATCGGCTCGCGCGTGCAGCGCCGTGAGTACGGCTCGCTGCTGCCCGAGCTGATCGACCAGCCGTTCAACGACGAAACCCGCCTGCGGCTGTTCGGCGCTACCGCCACCGCGCTGATGCGTTGGGAGCCGCGCATCAGCCTGACCCGTATCGACCTGGCTCACGGCGACGTGGCTGGCTCGTTCGTCCTCGACCTGCAGGGCCAGCTGGCCACACCGAGCGGCGCATCGCGCAACACCCGCCTTTCCGTACCACTCCGCTTCCACACCCCCTAACCGAAGGAGAAGCCCATGGCCGCCAGCGGCTACCACCACGGCGTTCGCGTCATCGAAATCAACGGCGGCGTCAGGCCGATCCGTACCGTATCCACCGCTGTGATCGGCGTCGTCTGCACGGGCGAGGATGCCGACAAGACCGCCTTCCCTCTGAACCGCCCTGTGCTGATTACCGACGTGCTGAGCGCAGTCGGCAAGGCAGGCAGCACCGGAACACTGCGCGCCACGCTGCAGGGCATCGCCGACCAAGGCAACCCGATTGTGGTGGTGGTACGTGTGGCCAGCGCCAGCAACGACACCGACACCACTGCCAACGTCATCGGCGGCGCCAATGGCGGCAGCTACACCGGCCTGCACGCGCTGCTGGTTGCGCAGGCACAGCTGGGCGTGCGTCCGCGCATCCTGGGCGCGCCGGGGCTGGACACCCAGCCGGTGACCGCTGCCATGATCCCCATCGCCAAGAAGCTGCGCGCCATGATCTACGCCAGCTGCGCCGCTAGCGCGACGGTGTCGGAGGCCATCGCCTACCGCGAGCAGTTCGCCGCCCGTGAACTGATGCTGATCTACCCCGACTTCATGGCCTTCAACACCGTCACCGCCTCCACCGGCATGGCCTTCGCCGTCGCCCGTGCCCTGGGCGTGCGCGCCATGACCGACCAGCAGCAGGGCTGGCACAAGTCCATCTCGAACGTGCCGGTGGCTGGCGTGACCGGCATCAGCCGCGACGTGCATTGGGATCTGCAGGACCCCAACACCGACGCGGGCCTGCTCAATGCCGGCGACGTGACCACCCTCATCAACTCGAATGGCTACAAGTTCTGGGGTTCGCGCACCTGCAGCGCCGACCCGTTGTTCCAGTTCGAGACGGCCACCCGCACCGCGCAGATCCTCGCCGACACCATCGCCGAGGCGCAGGAAATCTACATCGACAAGCCGCTGCATCCGACGCTGGTCCGCGACCTGCTGGAGAGCATCAACGCGAAGTTCCGCGAGCTGGTCTATGCCGGTTACCTGATCGGCGCCAGCGCCTGGTACGACGCCGGCGCCAACGCTTCGGAGTCGCTGGCCAGCGGCCAGCTGGTGATCGACTTCGATTACACCCCGGTGCCGCCGCTGGAAAGCCTGCAGCTGAACCAGCGCATCACCGACCGCTACTTCGCCGACTTCCCGGCCCGCATCAGCGGCTGAGGCCGCATAAGGAACCCCTGCCATGGCACTGCCCAGCAAGCTGAAAAACCTCAACCTGTTCAACGATGGCATGAGCTACATCGGCCAGGTCACCGAGTTCAAGCTGCCCACCCTGACCCGCAAGATGGAGGAGTACCGCGCAGGCGGCATGCTCGGCCCCATCGACGTAGACCTGGGCCAGGAAAAGATCGAGGCCGAGTGGAAATGCGGCGGCCTGATGCTCGACGTGCTGCGCCAGTACGGCGCCGTTTCGCACAACGCTGTGCAGCTGCGCTTCGCCGGCGGCTACCAGCGGGAGGACAGCGGCGAGGTGGATGCGGTCGAGATCGTCATCCGCGGCCGCCACACCGAGATCGACGCCGGCACCGGCAAGGTCGGCGACGACACCGAGTTCAGCGTCAAGACCTCGGCCAGCTACTACAAGCTGACCGTCAACGGCCGCACCGAGATCGAAATCGACCTGGTCGGCATGGTCTTCATGGTCAACGGCGTTGACCGCCAGTCTGCCCTGCGTCGCGCCATCGGCGCCTGATCCCGCCCCCCTGCCCGGCCGCTACAGCGGCTGGGCCATTCCTGAGAGATATAGCGATGACCCGCAACACCACCCATGAAGCCGACACCGCCACCGACGCTGAAGCCACCGGCACCAACGTGATCGTGCTGGAAACTCCCATCGAGCGCGGCGAGCAGGTGATCCGCTCCGTTCGCCTGCGCAAGCCGACCGCCGGGGATCTGCGCGGCATCAAGCTGTTCGACCTGGCACAGATGGATGTGACCGCGCTGACCACGGTCCTGCCGCGCATCAGCCAGCCGATCCTGACCACCGCCGACGCCGGCAAGCTGGAACCGGCCGACCTGATCGAGATCGCCCGTGTCATCGGTGATTTTTTCGTGCCGAAGTCGGAGAGGGAGTTCCCGTCTGCGTAGAGGATCTGATGGCCGATATCGCGGTGATCTTCTCCTTCACCCTCACCGAGCTATCGGCCCTCTCCCTGTCTGAACTCATCCAGTGGCGCCAGCGCGCCTATGAACGAAGTGGAGCCCAGCAGTGATACAGTCCGCCCATGGACACCATCCTTTTCCTCGCCCTTGCGGCGTTCCTGCTGTGCGCAGTTGGCGCTCTGCTGGTGTGGGCGTTCAGCGCTGCCTGCCGCTTTCTGGCCGTGCTGGTAGCCAATCCCACGGACACCACGACGCCGTAGCACGCGCACCGGTTGTCGTCGCATGAGCGGCGGCAACCTTCGCCTGCAGGTGGTGCTGGAAGCGCTCGACCGCGCCAGCGCCCCGTTCAAGAAGGTCATGGCCGGCAGCAAAGGCCTGACCACCGCTCTGCAGGAACAACAGGCCAACCTGCGCCGCCTCAATGCCGCCCAGCGTGACGTTGCCGCCTACCGCCAGCAGCAGCAGGCCGTGCGCGCAACCGAGCAAAGCCACCTGGCTGCAACGCAGCGCGTCGCCGCTCTGGCCCGGCAGATCAAGGAGGCGGGCACGCCCACCCGCAGGCTGAGCCGCGAGTTCAATCAGGCCCGCACCGTTGCAGGCCAGTTAAAGATCCAGCACCAGCAGCAGTCGGTCGAACTGCAGCGCCTGCGCGGTGGCTTGGATCGTGCCGGCATCAGCACGCGGCAGCTGGGCACGCATGAACGCAAGCTGCGCGGCGAGATTGCCGCCGCCTCGGCGCAGATGGATGCCCAACGCACGCGCCTGGCCGCGCTCGATGCTGCGCAGGCCCGTAGCCGCAAGATCCACATCGCCGGCATGAACGCTGCTGCACACGGCACCGGCGTGGCGCTGGCGGCGTTCGGTGCGCTGCGTGCGCAGACGCTGCCCATCGCGCAGGCCATGAGCTTCGAGTCGGCCATGGCCGACGTAAAGAAGGTGGTGGACTTCGACACGCCGGACGGCTTCGAGAAGATGGGCCGCGACATTGAGGAACTGTCGCGCCGCCTGCCGATGGTGCCCACCGATATCGCCAAGATCGTCGCCGCCGCCGGCCAGGCCGGCATCGCCAGCAACGAGCTGACCCGCTTCGCCGAGGACGCGGCGAAGATGGGCGTAGCCTTCGACACCACCGCCGAAGACGCCGGCCAGACGATGGCAACCTGGCGTACCGCATTCCGCATGGGTCAGGACGACGTTGTCGTGCTGGCCGACAAGATCAACTACCTGGGCAACACCGGCCCGGCCAGCGTCCAGAAGATCAGCGAGGTGGTGAACCGCATCGGTGCGCTGGGCGAGGTGGCCGGCCTCGGCAGCGGCCCGCTGGCGGCGCTGGGCGCCACGGTCGCCGGCATGGGCATCGAGTCGGAGGTGTCGGCCACCGGCATCAAGAACATGCTGCTCACGCTGTCATCTGGCGATGCGGCGACGAAGCGACAGGTGGAGTCGTTCGAGAAGCTGGGGCTGAAGGCTGGTGACCTGGCTCAGGCCATGCAGAAGGACGCCGGTGGCGCCATCCTCGACGTACTGGAAAAGCTGAAGAAGCTGCCCAAGGCCGAGCAGGCGGCGACGATGACGCAGCTGTTTGGCCGCGAGTCGATCGGTGCGATCGCACCGCTGCTGACCAACCTCGATCTGCTGAAAGAGAACTTCGGCAAGGTCACCGATGCGCAGAAATACGGCGGTTCGATGAATGCCGAATACGCCGCACGCGTGGGTACGGCCGAGAATGGCTTGATCCTGCTCAAGAACAGCGCCACCGTGCTTTCCCAGCGCCTGGGCAAGACCCTGCTGCCGACGGTCAAGGAACTGGCCGCGCGCGTGGCCAAGGTTGCCGACCGGATGGCCGAATGGGTCACGAAGAACCCGCAGCTGGTGGCTACCATCGCCAAGCTGGCCATCGGCGGTACTGCCCTGGCCACTGCGCTCGGCGGCCTGCTGGTGGCCGGCGGCGTCGGTGCCATGGCGCTGACGCAGATCTACAAGGGCGTGATGCTGCTCAGCGGCGGCGGCGGCATCGGCCGGCTGATCGGCCAGGTGCTGTCGCTGGGTGGCCGGGCGTTCCCGATGCTGCTCAATGTTGGCCGCATGCTGCTGCCTCTGCTGGGTGGTATCAGCCTGCCTGTGCTGGCCATCGGCGCCGCCGTGGCCGTTGTTGCTGCGCTGGTCTGGAAATACTGGGAGCCGATCAAGGCTTTCATGATCGGCGTGTGGCAGGGCGTGCTGGATGTGGTCAACCCGATCATGGCCGAGCTGATGACCGCGCTGGAACCGCTGGGGCCGGTGTGGGCGCAGGTGTCCGATGCCATGGGCAAAGCCTGGGCATGGGTGCAGAAGCTGTTCACCCCCTTCAAGGCCACCAGCGAGCAGCTGCAGGGCGCCACCACCGCCGGCCGTGGATTCGGCCAGGTGCTGGGTCAGGTGCTGACCGTCAACCTGCGCATGGCGGTCGCCGCCATCGGCTGGCTGGTGAAGGCGTTCACCTTCATGCTGCCGATCATCAAGAACGCCGTGGGCGGCGCGTGGACCTACCTGCAGGGTGCGTGGCAGCTGATCGTCGGCCTGTTCACCCTCAACGGTGACAAGATCCGGTCGGGTCTGTCCGCCATGTGGGAGGGTGCCAATCAGATCCTGATCGGCTGGCCCGCGAAGATGATGCAGGCCGGCATCGACATGGTGCAGGGGCTGGTCAATGGCATCGTGTCCAAGGGCAGCGCCGCGATGGATGCCGTGGCCGGTATCGCCTCGGGCGTGATGGACCGTTTCAAGGGGCTGCTGGGCATCCACAGCCCGTCGCGTGTCTTCGCGCAGTTCGGTGACTTCACCATGCAGGGGCTGGCCGGCGGCATCGACCGCAGCCAGGGCGAGCCGCTGCAGCAGGTGACCAGCGTCGGCGAGCGCATGCAGCAGGCAGGCGTCGGGGGCGCCGGTGCGTCGGCCAGCCGCCTTGATGAACTGCGCGAGCGGCGCATTGCCCGCGCTGGCGCCAGCGCGGATTCCGACCGCGCCACCGCAAGCCGTGACCGCCTACGTGCGGCAGTGGTCGGGGGCGAGCGCGTGGTGCAGATTGGCGGCGGCATGACCCAACGCATGCAGCCCACCGGTGGAAACGTCGTTACCGCGCCCTCCCGCCTGGACGAACTGCGCGAACGGCGCATCGCCCGGATGGCCGACAGCGCCGACACCGCACGCGCGACGGCCAGCCGCGACAAGCTGCGCCAAGCATCGGCCGGATTCGCGCTGGGCGCAGCTGCGCTGCCCGTCATGGCCGCTGCCGCCCCAGTGATGGCCCCGGCTGCTGCGCAAGCCGCTGCGGGCAGCACAGGCGCTTCCAACTACACCATCCACATTAACGCGCCGGCTGCATCTGATGAGCAGAAGATCGCGGACCTGGTGCGGCAGACCGTTGAACAGATTGAGCGCGACAAGGCCACCCGACGCGGTGCCCGGCTCAGCGACTGAGGACCACCACCATGATGATGACCTGGGGCACGTTCGTGTTCTCCCTCTCAACTGCCGCCTACAGCGAACTGCAGCGCCAGATGACTTGGCGCCACGCCAGCAGCGAGCGCGTAGGCGCCCGCGCAGCCCGCCAGTACGTCGGGCCGGGCGATGACACCATCAGCCTGCAGGGCACCATCGCTGGCGAGCTGGTGAGCGACCTGCAGGTGCTGGACAAGCTGCGCGAGCTGGGCGATCAGGGCAGACCACAGGCGCTGGTGGAGGGTACAGGGCGCGTCTACGGCGCCTACCTCCTGACCAGCCTCAGCGAGACACGGCGCGAACTGTTCAATGACGGCACACCGCGCCTGATCGACTTCCAGATGCAGCTGGAACGTTACGACGACGGCGCCAGCGAGGCCATCGCATGAGGGCGACCCCATACCCGATCCCCGCATGGCGGGTGGTGCTGGACGGCAAGGATCTGACCGACCGGCTGGCGCCGCGCCTGCTGGATCTGTCCCTGACCGAGAGCCGTGGCGATGAAGCCGACCAGGTAGACCTGCGGGTGCATGACCATGACGGCATGCTGGCGCTGCCGCGCCGTGGGGTCACCCTGCAGGTGGCCATCGGCTATGAAGGTAGCGGGCTGTTCGACAAGGGCACCTTCAAGGTGGACGACGTAGAACACAGTGGCTCGCCCGACATCATCACGATTCGGGCGCGTTCGGCCGACCTGACAGGAGCGGTTCGTCGCCGGCGCGAGCGCAGCTGGCACGACACCACCCTGGGCGACATTCTCGGCGCCATCGCCGGCGAGCATTCGCTGCGTGCGTCGGTAGCCGCGAATCTGGCCAGCGTGCCCATTCCACACCTCGACCAAGCCAATGAGAGCGATATCAACCTGCTCACGCGCTTGGGCAAACGCTTCGACGCCGTGGCCACGGTGAAGGCCGGCACGCTGATCTTCGCGCCCATCGGTGCAGGCACTACGGCCGGTGGCCAGCCGCTACCTGGCGTGCAGATCACGCGGGCATCGGGTGACCAGCACCGCTACAGCGTCGCCGACCGCGAGAAGTTCACCGGCGTTCGTGCCTACTGGGGTGATCGCAAAGCAGCGCGCCGCACGGGTGTGCTGGTGGGCACGTCCGATAACGAGAAGAAGCTGCAGGCAACCTATGCCACCGCGCAGGAAGCGCGGCAGCACGCAGAGGCGGAGTTCAAGCGGCTAGACCGGGGCACCGCGCAGCTGAGCTATCGGCTGGCCGTCGGCCGTGCGGATATCTACCCCGAGCAGACGGTCTCAGTCACCGGCTTCAAGCCAGAGATTGATGGCACCGACTGGCTGGTGGCCAAGGCCACTCACACCATCGACGGCAGCGGTGGCTTCACCACAATGCTCGAGCTGGAGAAGACTGGGTGATGCGTTGCAACCCCGTAGACCGTGGAGCCAACGCGCCGCCGTTAGAGTTTGCGCATCTGGCTGCGACCGCTGGCGCTCTTTGCGCTTGCGCTTGCCTTGGCGTCAGCTTTAGTTTTGGCAGCCGCGATCATCTTGTCCTGATTGCTGAAGATCCAAGCTGCCGCACTGTCAATGAACTTTGCAGCGTCCTTGCCCGTTGCCTCCGCGAGAGAAATCACTGCGGCGTCCGGGAGCTGAATGTCAGGGATCGAACCCAGTAGCGCCTCGTTGGCAAGAAGTTGACGAAGCGCCGCCTGCGTTGACGCAAGAAAGCCATCCATCACACCTTTCACGTTCCCAGCGCCGATTCCAGTCGCTTTGCCATTCAACTTGTACCATCCATACAGTTGCGCATGAAGCGACGCTTCAGCGAACGTCACCTCGACCCACGCGCACTGCATCGCAGACACATCCTTCACTTCTAATGCCGTGCGTGCTCGTTCAACCGCGTCTTTGGCAGGTGGCAAATCGATACCTTCGCTCTCAGCTTTCTCGATCCGACCGATCAGCACCTCGGCGCTCGCGATCGCGCCCTTGAGTTCGAGTTCAATTTCCATGACTTTCCTCCATTTTGTTGATCGACCTTCTGCCAGCCCTTTCCCGAGCAACTTTTAGCACAAATCGCGCCGTCAACCGGTTGGCACTCACCCGATGAGGGACGCTTCTGTTTCGCCGCAGGATGCTCATTGTTTGGACGCTGCCTCGCTACGTCGAGAGCGCGCCCTCAGCAGCCGTTCGATGACCCAGCGGACTACACTGGCCTTCAAGTAGCGAACCGCGACACCGGCGGCGAGAAACAACGCGGCCTTGGGCAGCGATGAACCCGCTGCAACATCGACAATCGGCAAGGCCAAGGACACTTCCCAAATCGACAAGGCCAATAGTGCAGTGGACAAAGGGCGCCCCGTTTCCGTGGACGCCCTTTCTGTTTCTGCAGCTGCGAAGCGATGATGCTCCGCGTGTGGGCACTGCATCTGCACGTCGCCCGTAAACACCTGGCCGATCACGGCCCCATCAAACACGGTATGACCGCTGCACACGCACGTTGCCACACCACACTTCACATTCTCACCGCAACTCATAGTCCGTTACACCGTATTGCGCACCCCCAGCGGGCGCATCTTGCGGTGTGGTTAACGGCCTGAATAGAGCATGGCGTGAGCGTTATCGGCTGGGTTTCTTTGATGCTTTAGGCGCCTTGACAACAACCTTCTGCCCGCGCAGATCCACATCGCCGCTAATCTGCTGGCCGATGCTTGTGTTCTCGAACGTGGTACGCGATGCAGCTGCTGCCGCCGGTACTGCGCCGCCAAGCGCGGCTAGCGCGGCGGCGCGTGCAGAAACAGACGCATTGCGCCAGGCATCGAGCAGATCCGCATCGGATTCGGACAGCCGATCACGCCGGCCGACCAACACATAGGCCACATCCATACCGAGTTCGTCGGCAGCGACGAAGTACGCGCCACCGGGCAGGTGTGCATCTTGCTCGAACAGGATCTGCGTGCGCTTGGCAACACCGCAGGCCAGTCCCATGGCCTCCTGGGTCATGCCCAGACGCTTCCGTTCTTCTTTCAGGCGATTACCTACAGACACGCGATTTCCCCCTTGACAGGTGCAGTTAACTTCACCACCATTCCACCTAGAAATACACAGGGGAAACGGAATGAAAGCCCAACGACGTACCACTGCGCTGCGCACTGCCGAACAAGCCCGGCAGTGGCTCATCGACAACGGCCTGTCCGTTCCCGCGTTTGCGGAGTTGCATGGACTGGACCGGCACGCCGTCAACAACGCCCTGCGCAGCACCAGCAAGTGCCGGATCGGAAAGACCCACGATGCTGCCGTGGCGCTCGGCATGAAGGCCGCCAGTGATTCTCACACAGATTCACCCGTTTCCACCCGTATTCGCACGGTCAAAAAGACCGCCGGCAAAGCGCCGGTTAAGTCGAAGGTTCCGAAGAAGGCGTGGGGTAAGGCATGAGTACAGTCGGACAACGCGCTGTGTTCTGCTGCCCCGCCTGCAATGCACGGCTGGTAAAGCGCACCAGCGCGTTGCAACACCCTTTCCTGCGCACTGACGCCTATGTCTGCCCGAACCCCATGTGTGGGGCTACATACACCGGCAGCTCCGAACTGACCAACGTGGCCAGCCCCAGCGGCCTCCCCAGCGCTCCGGCCTGCGAACTGCCGCCGACACCGTGGTATCAGCGAACGATGCTGCAGACGCGGTGGAAGCAAGACCAGGGCGAACTGCAAATCGACTGGATCGACGCAATCGAGTCCTGTCCCCCTGACGGCGAACAGCCCTCGGTCTGATTCACCTTTCCCCTTCCACCACCAACTGACCTGGCGACATCTGGCGCCAGCTAGGGAGTGCTGCGCCTGTGATGCGCCACAAGACACAATTTGACGGCTGGTCCTCGGCAATGGAGCCGAGTTTCGTCACTGCTCCGGTGCGTATCGAGTACGTGCCCTATGCACAGAAGCAGCGCGACGCCGCCGAGCTTGGCGCACTGGTCAAGGCCCACATTGCACGTGGCGGCGCGTATGAGGTGCTGCCTTCGCATACCGCTGCACAGGTGGCCGCATGAACCTGTCCGCAGCTGCAACCAATCTGCACACTTCTACACAGTTTTACTTGACTTCCCCAAGGACGGGGAGCAGGATTTACCGCAAGGAGCGTAGAAACTCCGAGTCAACAGCGGTATCCGCGCCCGTCAGCATCGCGGTTTTTTTGCGCCTGCTTTTCGAGCGCACCGACGCTTTCCTGCGTCGGGAGGGCGGCAGCCATACAACACCCGCAAGGGGAAAACTGCCCGCCGGACTGTTGACCGGTTTCTACCCTCCCGACACCCTCGGTGCGTCGCGTAGAAACGTCTCGCCGAGGTTTCCAATCTCGTCAACAGGAGACGTCTCCGTGCCTCACGGTGCCCCTTCCACGCCCGGTAACCCTGCCGCGCGTCAGCTTTCGCTCGCCTTCGGCCTGATCGCCGACACCCTCGAATGGCCCCACGACGCGTATCAGGCATTCATTGCCCGCCTGCTCGCCGTCGGCGTGTGCCCGCTCGCAATCACCATAGGTGACGTGCTTACCGCCTACTACGCCACGTGTGATGCCAACGGCAGCGCACCCAGCACCGACGACCAGGCGGTGCACTGATGGCGCCCCCTTCCAACATGGCCCTTCCTGAACCGGCTCTGCGACCTGTCATCGTGCTGGAAACGCAGATCCCCGGCTTCGGCCTGCGCGCTTCCTTCGACCAGCACAAGATTCTGTTTCTGGCCTTGGTACATATCGAGTCGGACACCGCAGCGACCTTTACCGCGCATCACTCACGCAACGTGATGCGAACCGCTAGCGGGGGAATCCAGATCGGAACCGTCGTCTACCTGCTCGCCAAGGGTGAGGCCGAGCGCTTCTTCCAGTGGCTGCGCACAGGCGAGAGCTACCCCGGCGGGGTGAACTGATGGCCCGCAACAACGGGCATACGCCGGTGCTGCCCGGTCCGGTGGATCGCGGCGACCAGGTCATCAGCCTTGCCGACTACCTGCGGCTGTGCCGTATCGCCGCAGCGGCCGAATTGCTGGCCAAGCTGCCCAGCGAGGCCGCAAAGATGCTGGAAATCGAGGCCGACCACACCTCAGCGGTCGCGCAGTACATGGCCGAAGACCTCGCCGCGATCCTCGGCCGGTCACGCCCCGCAGTCGAGTAACACCCCACCCCCGTTCCGGCAGCGCGCCAACGCCGCCGGAGCTGGTCAGGAGAGAACCATGCAACACCACCGCACCGCCGCTCACGCGGCGAACGAAGGCTGAGCCGCCATGCAAGAAGAAATCCGCCAACAGGTACTGTCGCGCGTCGAGCGCGACTATGGCCTCAAGCACCGCAGCGGCACTCCGTACATGCGCGGGGGCAAGTGCCCCCACTGCGGCAAGAAGGAGCTATACACCAGCTACGAAAAACCATGGGTGCTCCGCTGCGGCCGACAGGCTAAGTGTGGGCAGGAGGTGCGCGTGCGCGACCTCTACGACGACCTGTTCGACGACTACTCCAAGAGCAACCCGCAGACACCGCAGGCGCCGCATGCAGCGGCCGACGCGTACCTGGCCACCGCCCGCGGATTCAGCGTCAAGCCGTTGAAGGGTCTCTACACCCAAGAGGACTACTACGACCGCGCGAAGCGCCAGGGCACGGCCACTGTCCGCTTCCCACTGGTGAAAGGAGGCTGGTGGGAACGTCTGATCGACCGACCCCACCGATTCGGCAAGATGAAGGCCCGGTTTGCGCCGGGCGAGAGCTACGCGGGGGTGTGGTGGGGCGCGGCCGCTCAGGACCAACTACGCACCGCCCGCGAAGTCTGGATCGTGGAGGGCATCTTCGATGCCATCGCGCTCCTGCAGCGCGGCATCTGCGCCGTTGCGGCCATGTCGAGCAACGCCTATCCCGAGCAATCCCTCAAGGAACTGAAAGCCGCGCGTCCGGGCGATCTGCCGGTGCTGGTGTGGGGATTGGACAACGAGCCGGGCGCCCGCGCCTACACGGTCAAGCACGCGCGCCGGGCTGAGAAGCTGGGCTATCGGTGCATGGCTGCGCAGATCGAGCAGGTAGGAGACAGGAAAACCGACTGGAACGATCTGCACCTGCGCGCACAGGCGGCAGAGGACGGCGACGCACAGTGGCAGGCTGACCTAGACCTGGCACGCCACAACGGCGCCGTGCTGATGGCGCGCACCGCCGTGGACAAGGGGCTGGTCATCTACCAGCGCGAGCAGAAGACCGAGTTCCACATCGAGTTCGCCTCGCGCCTGTTCTGGTTCGAGTTCGACGCTGTGCGCTTCGACAAGATGATGCGGGAGAAGAACCCCGATGACGAAGAGGGAGCAGTCAGCGAAGAGACCGAAGCCAAGATCCGGCGCGCCTGTGCGTCGGTGCAGCAGATCGCCAACTGCTACCCCGAAGCCCTCTACTTCCAGCGCCACGAAGCGACCGACGAAAGCTGGTACTACTTCCGCGTTGACTTCCCTCACGACGCAACGTCGGTCAAAGGCACCTTCACCGGTGCTCAGGTGGCCAGCGCTACCGAGTTCAAGAAGCGAATCATCAGCCTTGCGCAGGGCGCCGTGTTCAGCGGCAGCGGCCAGCAGCTGGACCGAATGATGGAAGACCAGCTGTTCAACATCAAAAAGGTCGATACGGTCGATTTCGTCGGCTACAGCCCTGACCACAAGGCGTACATCTTCCCCGACCTGGCCGTGCGTGCCGGCGAGGTGACCCTCGCCAATGCCGAGGACTATTTCGAGTTCAACAAGCTGCGCATCAAAACCACACAGAGGTCAATCCGCATGGACATTCAACGCGATCACGAAAACTACTCCACCGACTGGCTCGGCTGGCTCTGGACGTGCTTCGGCACGCACGGCATTGTGGCCCTCACGTTCTGGTTTGGCTCGCTGTACGCCAATCAGATCCGCAGCAGTCACAAGTCCTTCCCGTTCTTGGAAGCCACGGGCGAGGCCGGCGCCGGCAAGACCACGCTGCTCAACTTCCTGTGGAAGCTGCTGGCCCGTGCGGACCATGAAGGCTTCGACCCTGCGAAGTCCACGAAGGCCGGTCGCGCCCGTGCCATGGGGCAGATTTCCGGCATGCCCATCGTGCTGCTGGAAGCCGACCGCAGCGACAGCGGCGATAAGGCACACGCCAAGTCGTTCGAGTGGGACGAACTGAAGGACTACTACGGCGGCGGCACCCTGGCCACGCGCGGTGTGCGCAACGGCGGCAACGAAACCTACGAACCGCCGTTCCAAGGAACCATCGTCATCAGCCAGAATGCGCCCGTTGATGGCAGCGAGGCCATCCTGACGCGCATCGTGAAGCTGCATTTCAAAAAGCCGACCGCGACGACCGAGAGCCGGCAGGCCGCCGACAACCTCAATGCGCTGCCGGTCGAGAAGCTGAGCTACTTCCTGCTGGCCGCGCTCAAGGCGGAAACCGCCGTGATGGAGAAGTTCGCCGAGCGCGTGCGCTTCTACGAAGCCAGGTTGCGCGAGGAAAAGGAGCTGCGTGTCGAACGCATCATCAAGAACCATGCGCAGATGCTCGCACTGCTCGATGCACTGCGGCTGGTGGTGAACCTGCCCGAGAACATGGTGCGTGATACGCGGGACGCCCTGGTCAAGATGGCCACCGAACGTCAGGACGCCATCGGCGCCGATCACCGCATCGTCTCCGAATTCTGGGACGCGTTCGAGTACATCGAGATGCAGGCCAGTGGCGACAAGCGCAGCGTGCTGAACCATTCGCGCGAAGAAAGCCGTATCGCCATCAACCTCAACGAGTTCATTCAGAAGGCCGGCTACTTCGGTCAGCAGGTGCCCGACATTGGCGACCTGCGACGGCTGCTGGTCGAGTCGAAGCGCCACAAGTTCATCAGCGCCAATACCGCCGTGAACAGCGCGATCCGTTCCACCCAAACGACCAGCACGACCGTGAAGTGCTGGGTGTTCCAGAAGTAAGACCCGCAGCAACAGCAAAGGCCCGGCGGGGAGTGCGCCAACACCGCCCCCAAGGCCATCCACCAACGAAGTTCAGGAGAGAACCATGCAACAGATGACAGGCAAAGCCATGACCACCCTCGCAAAGTCGCTGGATTCCAGCACCGGACCCGGAGCGGAGGCTATCACGGGTGCGCATAACCGTGTGAATGCTGGTAGCGGCGGCGAATCCGAAGCCAGCGCAACCATCACCCTGCATGTCACCCACAACCGCGTGATCGCCACGGCGATGCTGAACATGGGACCGGCCAAGATCGCGCAGTGCGTGTTCGAGCGTCGGAAAGGGAGCAGGAAGGGCTGGGAGCTGGTGAAGGGGACCGACTTCAACGACGAAACCAGCTGGATTTCGCCCGAGCTGGCCGACCTGGCCAGCCGCGTGCCCTTCCCCTACGAGGTGGCCAACATGCTGCCCGGCAAGAGGGCAACGGCCGCTGCCGTAGCGCAGGCGGCGCAGGAGGTGGCCAATGGCTGATTTCGTCGCCCTGTTGGCCATGTGCGTGCTGCTGCCGGTCGCCGGCGCCACCATGCTCAAGATGTGGCAGACGCGCCCGCCCCGGCGCCGTCATAGCGGCTTGGCCGTAGGCCAGATCCCGCAGCCGCTGCGCCGCCGTGCCCCCATGGCGGTGCGCCGGGGGGTGGCCCATGCTTGAACGGATGATCCGTGACCCCGGCAGGCACTGCCCGGACTGCGGCCAGACGGGCGTCCTCGACTTCACGAACGTTCCCGCCTCGGTGCGTACCTACACCCGTGAAGACGGCAACTATGCGGACCACAACGGCCCCTCGCGCGACTACGAGTGCCGCGACTGTGGCGCCTCATTCACGCTTACCGGCTGGGAGGATTCCCGTGGTTGATATCGACTCCGCCCGCCGGTTCCTCGCCGCTGAGTTCGAGAGCGCCGGCCTGCCTCACGCCGCCGGCAGCATCCTCGCGGGCATCAGCCCATACGGCCAGGGCGCGTACATCGCAACCGTTGCTGCAGCGCTGACTGCGGCCGCACCCGGCCCTGCCTTTGCACGCAGGCTTATCGAGTCCGGCGCAGAGAACTACATCGGCGAGGTATTCGATACTGAGCGCGGGGAAATTGAGGTGATCGCCCGCTACGTGTCGGGGTTGACCCCAGCTGACAAGCTGGCTCGATTGGAAGCAGCCCTTGCCCTGCAGGTTGACCCGTTTGGTTGGTGGTTGGAAGACGCCACCGGCACGGGCTACTTCAGCCGGAAGATGCAACCGGCGGCGCTGTACGCGTACCGCACGACGCTCGGCTACTCCGCGACGGCACTATTTGCTCGCAAGGGCCTGGAGGCTGCATGACACAGGTTCAGAAGACAGCGCCGCGCGCCCTCCCCGCGTGCCCGGATAGCCACCCGGCACGGTACATCCATGATCTACGCCGCGAGGGCGCGGGCGGTGGCCACCTCATCGAATGCCGTTGCAGCACCACGGCGAAGCACCCGACGTTCGACCTGGCGTGGGCGCACTGGCACAAGCAACACGGCCTGCAGCCGTCCGCCGCGCCAGTGGAGGAACCCTTGCCGAGCAACGTGCTGCAGATGAAATTGTTCGCCGCAGGGAGGGCTTGAGCATGGCGCAGATCCTGCACTTCACCGATCTACAACGGATCTGCGCCCCTGATGGTCCGCCCCCCACACCCACAACGGTGGAGCGGTGGGCGGACAGTCAAGGGATTTTGTATAAGTACGACCGGCGCGGGCGCATCTGGACCACCGTCGAGGCCATCAACGCGGCCTTGGGTCTGCCGGGCGCATCGGCGCTGCCACAGGCAACAACACTGCTGGAATTGGTCTGATGACACGCGGTCGGAAAAGGAAGTTCAACCCGGAGATCCCTGGTCATATCGACCAGGGATCGCTGCCACGCGGCGTGTATTGGGGCGAAGGCCGTTGGTACGTGCTCGACCCACACCCCGAAGGCATCGGGCAGAAGAAGGAAACGGTGGCCTCGCGGCGCGCCCGCCTTTCGGATCTGCACGCGATCATGGAGGCGCGAGCCGGCGGCAACGTTCGTGGAACCCTCGACTACCTGGTCGAGGTGTTCAAGCGGTCGAGCGAGTACATCGACCTGTCGAAGAAATCGAAGCAGGGCTACGACTACTGCGCAGCAAAGGCGTGCACCTACCTCTTGCGCGATGGTCGCCCGCTGGGCCAACAGCGCATCGAGCATCTTTCGGTGCCGGTCCTGCAGCGAGTGGTGGAAACCTTGGCCACCGGCCGGCCTGCCATAGGTAGGCTGCCCCTGATAGCTGCAACACCGGCGGCAGCCAACCGCGTTGCCAGCTATCTGCGGCGTCTGTTCGCTTGGGGAATCCGGCATGGCCACTGCACGTCGAACCCTGCCGACGGCATACGCAAGGTGCGTGAGAAGCGGGACGCGCGCATGCCTGACCACGACGCGTTCGACGCGGTGCTGCGATTCGCGCGCGCGTGCGCCAGCCGGCAGGCGCATACCGCTGGCAGCTGCCCGCCCTATCTCCCTGCAGTCATGGTGCTGGCCTATGCGGTTCGCCTGCGCGGCATTGAGGTGAACACTCTCACCGACGCCCACCTGCAGACTGAGGGTATTCGCAGCAATCGCCGAAAGGGTTCGCGCGACAACGTGACGATGTGGACCAAGGATCTGCGCGCGGCCGTGAAGTGGCTACAGTCCTACCGGGACGAACGGATGCGGGCCCATGGGCGGCCGGTACCGATCAAGCCTGAGCAACGATGCCTACTGGTTTCGGAGTCCGGCACCCCGCTCACGAAATCAGCCCTCGACAGCGCCTGGCAGCGCCTGGTCCGCCGCGCGGTTGCGGAGGACGTGATCGAGAAGGACCAGCGGTTCGCACTCCATGGCTTGAAACATCGGGGAATTACCGACAGCGAGGATAAGAGCGCTGGCGGCCACGTGACCGAGGCCATGCGTCAGCTGTACGACCATTCCGTACCGGTGGTGAAAGCGGCCGTGAAACCAAAAAAGAAAGGCTAA